CATCTGCCGTTAGAGTCAGTATCAAGGTCAAATACACCTGCTGTAGTCACATGACCTGCTGGTGAACCTTTTTCTGCATTTGTATAAATTGTTCTTACAACTTCTCTGTTGATTTCCGCAAGGATTTCAGCAGATAGAATGTTAGCCAATTCTGTTTCAGCATCTAAACCATGGATTGCTTTTAAGTCTTGTGCAAGTTCCATAGTGTATTCAGCTTTAAGAGCTCTTGACTTAGCTGTTACTGTTGACTTCTCAATTGAGAATGCCATTTCAGCAAAGCTATTTGCGTCAGCGTCACCTAGTGCTTCAGCAGTTGCTGTAGCCATAGCAGAACCAGTTGAATAAGCACCTGCTGGTGAGTCATTCAATAGTGCTGGGTTAGTACCAGTGTGAGCTGCGTTTGCGTCAATACCACCAACAGTTGAATCTCCAGCTGCGTTTCTAGCAGAGAAGTCTGTGTCAGCTTCATTGAATAAAGCCTCAGAACCGTTTTGTGATACATATTTTGCTCTCATTGCAAAGATAAGTCCAGTTGGACCTGTCATTGGCTGTACGCCAGCGATATCATATGCAATAAGGTTAGGCATTGCTCTTCTTACAAGTGAGATCATAATTGGATCCCAGTTTTGTACATAAGAAGCGTCAGTGCTGTTTTGTGGAGCAGCTTCTGACATAAATGCTCTATCTTCTTTTATTGATCTTTCTTGGTTTTCCAAGATAACAGCCGTAACCGCATTTTTATAACTATCCGTTACTTTTGGGAGTTCAGGATGTTCAAGTACGGGTTGCCATTTTTTAACTAGTTGTTCAGATAAGTACATTTGTTTTTATCTCCCTTTTCTTACTTGTTAGACATTTTAATGTCTTTAGTTTTACTGATAGCGGCCGTATAAGCTGACATAGCAGAAGTCATATCAACTTCTTCGCCACCTTCACTTGGACTATCAATTTCATTTTTAGATGAAATTTCTTTCTCGCCAAAATAAGACTCTTTAATAGTGCTTACTTTTTTCTTAAAGTCATCTGCATTAGCGTAATCAATTTCTTCAGCTAACTTGTTAAACTTCTCTTTTTGCGTGTCTGTCAAAGCAGAAGATACTTCATCTAATATATCTTTCTTTGTAAGTTCGCCAATTGTAGAATTTAGTTTAACATTGTTTTCGATTTGCTCATCAAGTTTCTTGTTAAGCTCTTCGATTTGTGAAGCTTGATCTTCTAATACATCATATTTTTCGTCTGGTACGTTTATGTAATGATCTTCAAATAATTTTTTAAGACCACTGATAAAGTCCTCAGCGATTTCGCCTTTGATCCCTCTTTCTATAGCGATCTCGTTTTGTGTCATCCATTCTTGTACAACGTAGTTCAAGTATGAGTCAACTTTTTCAACAAGAGTTGCTTTAGAAGATTCGGTTTCTTCCGTCAATTTTTTAGCATAGTCGGCTTCCATTTGTTCTTTAGCTTCAGCGATTCTTGATTTCACTGCTGCTTCGAAAATTGTAGCTGCTTTTGCTTTAAATTCTTCCGTTAGATTTTCGTCACCGATTAATGCTTTAACATCAGCTTCTAATGATAATTCATTAGCGTCTGCTTCTGCTTTAGCTTCCTCAGTTTGAGTTTCTACTTCTTCCGCTTTCATGCTTTCGCCTGGAACTGATACTTTAGTTACACCAGCGTCTGTATCTGGTCTTCCTGCACTATCGCCGTCTTCAGCTTTTGCATTTTGGGCGTCAGAAACTTTTTTATTCTTTTTAGTAGCGTCTGGATTGCTGTCTGTTGGTTTAACAACGGCTGCCCCTAAATCTTCCGCTTCATTTGAAAGTTTAGTTGGTTCAGCTGCTACAGCATTCTTTTTTGGAGCGTCAGCATTAGGATTAGCGGCAACTTCTACCACTTCTTCTTGCTTTGCTTCAACTACTTCATTTTGATTTTCTGTAGCCATTGAGAATACTCCTTTTTAGTTTTAATTCGAATTAAAAATATCTCTTTTACTAGATATTTATAATATTTTTAGCCTTAACTTACAGTTTATTTAAAAAATCTTCAAAGATTTTTGCTTTTTTCTCTGTAATCTCATTCTTCTTAGTTTTGATAAGTTCCATTTTCCAAGCGGCAACGTCTTGTTCTACAAGAACACCGTTGTTCCATACCCATTCTTTGCCTTCCATGATACCTTCAACGAAAGCATCCGGAGCGCTAGGGTCAGCAACTATATCAGCGGCTGTAGCTAAATAGAAATCACTTCCTACATAATTACCGCCATTTTTTTGTTCTAATGAACCCATACCTCTACTTGAAACGCCTAACTTGGCGCCCTCGTCAATAAGACTTTTTACAATCTTACCGTAAGGTGTGTCCATTATTTTCGCCTCGCCAATAAAGTTCTTTCCCTCTGGATAAAGTTTCGTAATCATATGTGAAACTCTTTCTAAGTTAACTGTAGGTCCGTCTGGATGACCTAATTCGCCGAAAGCTCTCGATTTATTGACAAATTCTGCATTGTATCTTTTGACTTCTTTAGTCAAAACATCTGTAGGGTAAACTCTACCATTTCTGTTTTTAATATCAGATTGTAGAAATATACCTTTAATTTTATATTGCTTCTTACCGTCTTTTTCTTCGACTAAGTATTCTGCTTGATTAATTTCTTCTCTAATTAGTTTCATTGTTTTTCTCTCTTGCTCCCTATATTTATAATTTACCTAAATTCTATAACTATTGAATAGTTATCTCCGTCAGCAAAATTCTTTGTTGATAATAGGACATCTCCAGTTGGTGTTCCTGAGTTATTTGGTATCTCGTTACCTGCTGCTCTCAAATCCCAATAACCATTTCCTGAAAGTAGTACAGCTGTAGCATTTGTTGTTCCGTCCCATATTAATTCTACAGCTGATTTAGAATTTGCTGTGTTAATAGAGTACCAGATTTTTGCAATTTTTCTATTACCATCTTCGGTCATAAATGTTAACTCTGAAGCGTCAACCTTTTTTACTAATGTTTCACCTGTACCGTCGGACAAGTTAGTTAATTTAGTTACAAACTTAACGCCTGAAGTGTCTGATATAGTTTGTGTTGATACTGTGTCTGCCATTTTAATTAAATCCTGATTCTTTGTGTGATTCTATTAGTAAGTTAAATTTACTTACATTTGAATCACTTGAAAGCATAATATCACCTATCGGATCCTTTACTTTACTTTCGTTTGGTTTTAAACCATAATTACCTCTACCTGATAATGTTACTTTCTTTTCTTCATCATTCTTAAAAAATACTGTAACATTTCCAGTCCCTAAAACCTCATAATACAAATTTGCAATTGAGATTTTAGGAGCACTAGAAGCATTTTGTAACTCAGCTGAGTTTATTAATATTTGGTCTTCTTCACTACCTTGTCCATTTGATTTTATTATAGTTTTAAAACTATCTTCTATCAATGTACTAGTTGTGATTGCCATAATTATTAACTATTCTCGCCCATATCAATTTTTTGTAATGTCAACAAAGCATAACCAGTTGCACTAACTGTTGTACCTGCTATATCACCACCTGTTGCACCTGCATTAGTAGCTGTATTTTTAATTACTGCACCGTAATAAACACCTGCACCAGATAAATTGATTGCTTCTATATCCGAAGATGAACCTTTAAATTCTAATTTTAATCTACCTGTCAAACCATAATTAATATGATTAATATGTAGTTTTGCACCGTTAGCATGTCCACTTAATCCTGATCCGTCAACAGCAGCGGCTGTTGTAGCTGAGTCATTATCGAAAGTGAGCAATACTTTGGCATGCGTTTTTGTATCAGACAAAATCTTAGTTGTTATTGCCATAGCTTCTTTACACTCCTAATTGTTCTTTTGTTTCTAAATCAAAATAATGATCTAGTTTTTGTTTATTTACATTATGAAACTCTGCTACCTTTTCGACAGCATTTTCAAAGTTAAAAATTAAGTTTCCGTCACTTTTAACTAATTTCAATATATCATTTACCGCCTCTTTCATATTTGGCGTTAAATCATTAAACCTTGGTGTATCTAATAAATAATTTTCTTTTACTAGATTACTGACTTTCAGTACCATCGTTTACCTCTGGCTCTGCCTGCATTTCTGCTGGCACTGTTTCAGGCGATGGATCAATTACTTCAGGTTTAGGATCAGAAATAGCTGCTGTATCAAAAAGATTACTAGCCATTTCTTGTCTTCTTACTTCTAAAGCGTCACCAACTTTAGCTCTTAATGCGTCTTTAAAGGCATCGCCAGCTTCAGTATTATCACCACTTGCTAATTTGTCTATAAAACTTTTTACTTGTTCACTCATTTATATTCTCCTAGTTGTTTTCTAAATCTGAATCATTATTTCCATTCATCTTCGGGTCAGATTTTTCTATAGCGATTTGTTGATCTATGTCTTCGATCTCTCTATCACTTTGTTTTAAAATGTTTTTTCTAATATACTTGTGAGAGTAATATTTACCAGCATAGTTTTGTAAACTGTCTGCTATTCTTATTCTCTCGTTCATCATCTCAGTTTCTTTTAACTCTGCAAAGTGACCGTCTTTGATGAAGTCATACTGAATATTTGCTGAGATAATACCCCAGTCTTCTTCAGCGATAACACCTTTTAAAATCAATTGAGTTTTTAAAATGTCATTAAATAATTCAGTAAACTTTCTTCTTAATCTACCTACAAATTTAGTAAATTTTAATTCATCTCTACTAATTTCAGCCGCTCTACCAAGATTAAAACCAGATGAGCCTTCTAATCTACTTACAGGTACATTTAAAGACCTATAAAGTTTCTTTTGGAAATATTCTATATCTGCTATTTCCCCTAAGTTTTGTCCGCCAGGTAAAGTTTCAATTTGTGTTCCTCTACCACCTTCTCTACGAGGTAACCAGTAATCTTCTAACATGTTCATGTAATTACGGTCATCTCTAATTTCACCTGAAGCTGCGTCATATACAAGTTTGTTTCTGTATCTCGCCATAACATCTCTAAGATATTGTTCAGCCTTCATCTTAGGTAAGTTACCTACATCAATGTAAAATATTCTTCTTTCAGGCGCTCTAGCAATTCTGTATATTACAACAGCGTCCTCAATCATTCTTAATTGATTAACTGGTTTAATTGCTTTATGTAAATATGATAAAATTAAATTTTTATTTTGATCTATCAATCCAGAGTTTGAGTAAGCGATTGTGTCTGGTGCAATTTTAATACCTTGACCAGTTGTTCCACTTGCAACACCTCTTTCATTATACATGTAATACTCGTTGAAGTCATTTACAACTTCCATAGATGAGGCACTTCTTTGTTTTCGTACTTCTCTAACCTTTTTGATCTTTCTAGGATCCAAGTATTTTAATTCTGTTAGTCCCATTCTAGGATTTTCTCTATCAATAATTTTTTGATAGTACATTCTGCCATCTACATACCATCTTCTAAAGATGTCGTGGCCCTTTGTATTGAATTGTAATAATCTTAAAATGTATTTAAACTCGTCTTCTATTTTCTTTCTCACTTCATCACCGAAAGGCAACTTATTAAAAACAGGTCTAATTGCGTCTTTGTCATTCTCAACTACGATAGCTTCGTTGACTATATCATCAACCGCTGTGTCGCACTCGGGATTTAAAGATATTTCTCTATATCTTCTAATTAAATCTGCTTCGTTTTTAGCTGTACCTTCAATGTCCAAATACTGACCGAAGTAACCACCGGTAGCGGCGACGGTTGTTGCACCGTCATCCGCTACTGGTATACTAAAGTTTTGCTTTGGATCATCTTTCGGCTTAACTCTACTTATTTGAAAACCAAATAATTCTGCCATAAAATAATCTCCTTATACTAATACTTATCCGTGTGGTTAAGTAGTAGTATTTGTTTCAAAGTATTGGTATTTGAAAACAATATTAAACTGCTCAATAGCTGTTTGTTCGTCATACGATAAGTCAATTGAACCAATCTCAGTTGGGAATGCCCCTCTAAGAGTGTAAGACTTAATTGTATTTCCGTTTCTATCTAAGTGATCGATAAATGCGTCCACTTGATAGTCAGCTGGGTTAGTTAAACCCTCATTGTCAGTCATATTGTTAATACCATTTTGCCATCTTTCAAAAGCGTTTCTCAACCTGAAGTTTGAGTCATTATAAACAGTGATTGTCCAATCTGCAAATGTTCTATCACCTGCAATTTTGATTGATCTTCCTCTGAATTTAACATCAACTTCACCGATAGTCATTGCTGGTATCTGTGTTGATCTACATAAGAAAGCAAGGTCTTCTATTTCGCCACCAACTTGTGCGTAACCAGGAAAAGGCATTGTAACCTTAAACTGATTGGCTCTAGCGCCACCGCCTGCAAGTTTAGCTTTGAAGTCATTTATATTTGCCATTTTTTATTTCTCCTCTACTAATTAACCTGCGACTTCTTCAAAAGAAACGCCAGTTCGTGTTGCTACAAATGATAATGTGATAAAGTTGATACTTCTTGCTGGTTTCACAAAGATTTCAGCAACAAACTCATTTCTATCGATTACATCACCTGTATTGTTAGTTTCATCACAGACAACTAAGAAGTCTGTAACACCTCGTCTTCCTTGTACTTCTCTTAGGAATGGCTCTACAATATTTCTAAAGTTTGCTCTTGTGAACTCATCATTGAACTCAAACAATTGAAACTTAGAAGCAGTTGATATTGCCTTTTCTAAAGTAATAAACAATCTTCTTACATTTATTCTATCAAAAGCACTTGGAGTTGCAAGACCTGTTTTGTCACCAAATAAAATAGTACCTTGTCCTGGGAAAGTTACCACAGGATTGATTCTATTTCTGTAAAGATCATCTCTTTGCGTTTTATTTGGGTTGAAAGCAAGTTTTACTGCACCTCTGATCTGTCCTCTGTTTAATCCAGCAGGAGAGTACCAAGAGTCTGCGAGTAAGTCTGTTCTTGCAGCTAGACCAGCAAGGTCACCATTTAGTGGTACATATCTATAAACATCAGCGTATCTATCGTACATATATTTGTATCCTGAATCGAATACTGCATATGAAGTAGATTGTATGCCTGAATAGAAAGATACAACATTGTTGGATGCTTGAATTGCGTCTGTTACGTTTACAACATCTGATCTCTCAGGTGAAACGAAAACAACACAATCTTTTCTGTTCTCTGCGATTGTTATTAAGTTACCAATGTGTGTAGCGTCACAAGCTCCTGCTATAATTAAACCTATGTCAACAGTGTCACCGTCTTCAAATTTAGTGTAAGCAGTTTTCTTTTGGCCTGTAGTTACAGTTGATCCGTCTGAACCAGCACTTAAAGATTCTAAAGTTGGTGTATTTACAGCAGTGTATGTTGTACCTGCAGCTGCATTACCCCAGTTAGTACCTGAAGAATTGTGGTCCATCCAATAGATGTAAGATGATTTATTGTAAATTACATCTGGATAATAGTTACTGTCGCCTTGTGGTGATTTAGCGTCTGAAGCTTTTGAAAGTTTAGAATAAGTTTCTAAAACTGTTCCTGGAACTCCTGAAACTATACCGTCTTCATCAACAACTACAACATGGATTTCATCATTAGCGCCTGATCTATCGCTGGCGTATGGTGAAGTTCCTGGAGCACCTGATACTAAATCATAGTATCTCCATCTTCTTTTTACTGTTGCGCCGTCTGTTAATGCTACATGTAATCCACCTGAACCTGTGTCAGCTCTTACTATTGTTATGTCGTTAGTAGAAACACCAGTTACTCTGTACTTAAATCCGTCAAAGTCTGTTCCAGCAGCTGTTGTAGTAAACTCTAAAATGTCTCCTACATTAATGCCTGTTCCACTTGTTACTGTAATTGTTGTGTCGCCGACAGCTGTTGAAGCGTCATTGACTGTTGTCTTATCAGCTTCTTCGTAAGCAGTAGCTGAAGGACATGTTGATACCAATAATGAATTACCATGAGCACCTGCTGTTCTAGCAGCAAATGTTCCTACTGAACCTTGTCCAGTTGAGTAATTATCTTGGTAGTCCGTAGTATTCTTAATTGTTATTGCACTACCGCTTGTATTTGCGTTAGTTACCCCTGAGTTTTGAGCTCGTACAACTCTTAAAGCGTTAGAGTATTGTAAGAAATTTGCAGCTGAGAACCAATCTTCAAAGTTTGTTGAATTTGGTTTGCCAAAAATATCTACTAACTCTTGTTCGCTTGAAACCGTTATGATTTCATCTAAAGGTCCTTTTTCAAATTGTCCTGCAAATGCACCAACACTTGTTGATACTGCTGGGATAACTCTAGTTAGGTCTCTTTCTTGTACGAGAACACCTGGTGATACTTGAAATGCCATTAGGTTTTCTCCTTTTATTAATAATTAGCTAATTTGTACATTTAATTTAAATCAATACTCGTAAGTTTTCTTACGTCCATATTCAAACTTTTCAATAATACTATTTATAAAACAGTTATTTTGTACGTTACTGTCCTTTAAGTATTTTAACAGGCGACCATCTTGTGCCATATTCATCAATGGTATCTTCATCTTCTCCTAATCCATCATCTATAAATCCAAATGGAGCCATGTCTTGGTCTATTAAATTCTCTTGTTCCTCATATAATTGTGATCTTACGTCACTATTTGTCAATTCCTTAAAGTATCTTTGATTCGATAACCAACCAAATATCACTAAACATGTCATCAAGTCATCATTACAACCTTCTTCAGCTCTAAATGAGTTATGTACTCTAACAAAGGTTGACATCTCTTGCATAATATCAAAGTCGTTTACAATTAACTTATCAGATTCAATAATAGTTTTTATATTAGCACAACCAATCTTCTTCACTTGTTTAGTCATACGAATACCTATTTGACTACCTCTACCACTAAACCCAGCACCTAACACTTGACCAGCTCTTCCTTTTTGAACTGTCATCATCATATTATCATACTCTAATTCATAATGTAGACCATCAGAAATTTGAGCACCAAGGTCATTTACCTCAACTAATACATGAGCATGATTATAACCAATACAGGCTTTTTCAATCATGTGTGGAAATACCAAAGGTTTTACTTCATTGCTTTTATATTTTGCAACAACTCTATATGGCATTTCTGTAACATCAAATATTACAAACGCTGAATAATCTTTATTAATACCTCTTGCAACATCAACTGTACAAACATATGTTCTACCTTTTACAGGCGATTCAAATACATCTAAACCACCACTTGAAGTTATTGCGTCTTTGTAAGGTAACAATTTAATTTTAGCTGGAGAAATTAAAGTATCTACTGATCCTAAAAATTCACATTCAAACTCACTAGCAAATTGTTCTTTACTTGTGTTTCTGATTGTAGCTTCTTTCCAGTCTTCATCTCTGCCAGGCACCTCTGACCAATGAACTTCAATAGGCATGTAATCATTTTTTTTAGCTACTGCGTCTGTCCATAGTTTATAGTACATATTCATTCCGTGAGGTGTAGATACTATAATCATTTTTGTTTTTTTACCAGAGGAGATTGTAGGATATACTGAACTGAAAAACTGTTCAGCAATGGTAGATGGTACGAAAGCAAACTCATCTAAAAATATTATGTTATATGAAC